CCCGGATCAAGAAGCCAATCATAGGCATCTTCTAATATAAAAAAAGAGCCACCTGCAAGGGCTGCTCCTGTCTTTACCTGGATAGTAAGCGCATCCGTTATCTCATGGGATAAACCATTATAAAGCTGTGGGAACTTCTTAATCCCTCTCACATCACCACTGATGCCTGCTAACAGGTCTATTACATTCTGTGTGGTAATATGCGTCTGCCCTTGGTGGCTGGTAACATAATCAATATTAGCCATGTCTCCTCCTTATTTGCCTGTGTTGTAGTCAAACGAAACTATTCCGCGTTGAATCTTAACGACCTTCTGGACTATTCTCTCAACAGCTCCAAGGCCTGTGACCTCATCAGATGCACCGACACGGTCATTGATGTCATACACCCTTGTATCATCCAGCGTGATAGATAGATCATCTTTGGACATGTACTCCTCAATCTTTTTCTTAGCCGCTTCCACAAGAGCCTCATAATGGTCCTCGTACTGCTTAAAATAGGTATTTCTTGCAAATATCGGAATAGGCTGATACTGCACGGATGTAAAATATCTGTTTGTCTGCCATGTTGGAACGGTGCTTTTCTTATACACTGTAAGGCTTCCCCATGTGGGAACTACTTCGCCATTAGTGTAGAAGGTATTAGCCGCCCAAGCTGGTGCAGTATCCGGGGGCTGATACTTGGAATAATACAAATTCTTTTTAAATTTAGGGGCTACAGTATAAGTTCTATCCATATAATATTTATTCGGTTTCCATGCCGGGGCTTTCTTCCCTGATGGATGTACCCATGGTTTGCCAACCTGATACCAATAATTCTTATATGAACTAGCCCAATCTGTAGGCTTCTGCGTTGTCAAAATATCATGTTTTGCTGTCTTGGTTATTCCACTTACATTGGAATAATTCACACCATCTGTCTGATAATAGTCGGCATAATTACTCCCCCAATTGCCCGGTTGCTTATTAAGTTTTGTGTATGTGGGTTCTGATTTCACCCATTCCACAGGAGTACCATTTGCATAGCAGTATGCTGTCGGGTTCGTGTTCCAGTTTCCCGGGGGAGATGTAAGAAGCTCTAACCCCGGTACTTTATCAACTGGAGAATAAGAACCGCTATCATACTTGTAATAATTTGCATAACCACCGCTGTACCAGTCAGAGGGCATAGTTGATACTACGGAATAGGACTCCGTCTCAGGAACGTTAACCATTCCATTAGCTCCCTGTTGGTAGTAGTTGCCAAAATTTGACTCCCAGTCTGATGGCTTACTGTATTGCAGATCAAACCGCTCAGATATCTCCGGCTTGGGTACATTCTCATACTCATCACCCTCAGATACTTCCTCTTTCATCTGGAAGTACTGTTCAAAGCCCCAATGCTTATCTTCAAGAGGCGCGGAAGGTGTCAGATCAAGCCCCCAATCATTCGGACGGGCTTTCATCTCTACATAATGAAAAGTGCTCTGAATGCTTGGATAATCATATATATCTGCTATCTCATTAACACCTGTCACCATATAGGCAGTAATCTTGTTAAAATTAGCAACGTCCTCAGGGTCAGTGGACTCAGCCAGCGCACTTATATCTGTGTAATAATCAGAATCCTGTATTGGGTTCTCTCTTGCGTATGGTAACAAGCCCCCATTATCGTCTAGATAAAGGTCTATTGTATATCTGTTAGCAAGATTACCCTGCCCCATACAATGGAGCCTGTTAAGGCTGTTATAATTCCTTTTCGCGGTAAACTGGTCCGTACCCTCAAGGAAATCATCATCATTGGAGTAATCCACAAGAGAAACAGCTGACAGTACTCCGTCAATTATCTGAAGTTTTGCATTATACTGATAGAGCATATCGCGGATAAAAGTATAACCGTGTGCATAGTTCCCTGACTCTGATGAAACACGGATATTAATATCAATACCAGACTCCTCTTCGGATACACTAAGCAGTGCGTTCTCCGGCTTTACATACAACTCATTTGCATCCCCCGGAATAAGGTTCATGCGTTCCAGCAAATAAGCAAGGACCTTGTTAGCGTCACCTTGCAAATACATATAATCAACACCCTTAAGCGGATATAGTATCTTATTCTCAAGTATGCCGTGCCATGTCCTCCCGGAATAGATCATCATGAGATTAGCGGTGTCTACTTCCACGCTATCAATCACACCACCGTACTCTGTGCCGGATATATAGATAATCTGGTCGGGTTCCAAGCGTGTACCTTCCAGAGGAGCCTTAAGCTGGAAGTCGTTTTCTTTCTCACCGAATGACATATCGAATGAGTAATTGTTTAAGACTCCCCTGTCTACAATTGTACCCTCAACAACATCTGCATAGATTAAGTCCATTTGGGCTCACTCCTCTTCTCGATAAGGTATAAATCAAAGTTCATAGATTGCGCTGTAGATACGATTACCTGTCCATTCTGTGGCTTTATAGGCTCAAAGATATAACTGTCTCTGTTACGTGCATATAACACGCTTGTCTGTGTACCGCTAGGATAAGTAAGCACTACAGCCTTTTCCCTGTCATTTTTCTCAATGGATGAGATTGTTAGTGTGGAGTTCTGCGGAACCGTCACATTAACCTCGTAAAGATGCCCATTGATATATATTGCAGGATTGGTGAGCACTCCATAGAATACAAGCCTAAAATCAAGCGGAATGGATGCATCAAATGGAATAACTCTCCTGTATCCACTTACACCAAGGTCGCAAGGAAGGTCAAAAGGAAAATCAAGCCCGTCAATTATCTGGTCCGCACCCGTTGCCTGTATCTCATACTTGTTTTCCTTAAGCCAGAATGGATAAGGACAATAGATCTGTACGTCATTGGTTGACTCAAGGGCTTCGTCCGTAGGCGCTGCCGTGTCTGATGCAATAACATAACATTCAATGGTGTAACCATCCACTATCAGCTTACCTGACTGCATTAGCATGATATCGTGCTCAGTAGCATCATGGAATGCGTTAAGTTTAGCCATGCGTTCTCTTGCAGTCCCAAATACTTTAAACTTTGCATCAAATATCTGTACATCCTTGGTAAAAGTCTGCAACAGCTCCCCATATTTATAAGCGGTGCCGTTGGCTTTCCACTCATACTTGTGAAGCTGTGCAGTCTTAAGTTTTACGTTCTGGATATCAAGCAGGTTAAAAGATACTCCTGCGGAATTGGTGTATATTGCTGTACTCATGCAAACTGTACCCCCAAAGCGCTTAGATTTCTGCGCAAGTCTCTTCCGTCAATGTCTATTGTTATATTGGCATCTGATGCACCATCTCTTACAGCCTCATAGATTGCATTCGGATCTATAGCGGCAAATACTGCATTAGCTACTCCGGCATTTTCGGCTGCGCTAGAAGCATAACCGTTATAACCTACGGATATATCTGTCTCAGTGTTGGCACGTGAAGGAAGGAATGCAGCGTTTTTCGTTGCTTTGTCTGTATCTCCGCCTCCATTCTTACCAAAGATATCAAAGCTTGGAAGGGAATTTTTAAGCTGATTCCATTTATCTATAATACCCTGTACCCAGTTGCTTATAAGGTTCTTGCCCCACTCCATAGCATTTTTAGCCATGTCCGTAAACTTGGAAGTGAGTTCCTTAAGTTTTCCACCTGTAAGAGTATTAAGCAGATTAAACCGTGCTTTAAAGCTGTCCGTTACGGCTGTCCACATACCTGCCACAATGCCTTTGATGCCTCCACCATTTGATTGGAATGCGTTCTTTATATTATCAAGGCGCTGCCTGGCATTACTGAGCATATTTGATGCCGCTGTACTTACTGTGTTCTTTGCATGGTTCCATGTTTCTGAGGTCTTGCTCTTAACATTATTCCAAGAGTCAGATATCTTTGCTTTTACATTAGCCGCGCCCTCAGATGCCTTAGCCTTAATGTTTGTCCATGCCTCTGCAACCTTTTCCTTGGCGTTGTTCCAAGTTTCAATAGTCTTGGTCTTAATCTCGCCCCACTTTTCAGCAACCGCAGCACCAACCTTCTGCGCTGTCTCTTTTATCTTGTCCCAGTTCTTATAGATCAGGACTCCGGCAGCAACAACAGCGGCACCGATTGCGATAAATGGTAAGAACGGAGCAACAAAAGCAACTATTCCCGGTATAGCGGCGGAAGCTGATGCAGCCAAGCCACTGATAGCAGGGATAACAGATGCCTGTATAAATGTTGAAAAGGTTCCGATTTTTGCAATAAGAATACCACCTGTGCTGATGATTGTTGAAATTGTTCCAATAAGTGAGCTGACACCAACTAGGATAGGTCCAATAGCAGCGGCAACAAGTGCGCCTTTGATTATCATCTTCTTGGTACCATCATCAAGAGAATTAAGTTCCTGTACAAATCCCTGCAAGCTGGTAATGATGTCCTTAACGGTTGGCATCAACAAATCACCCAATGAGATAGCCAGAGTCTGCAAATTGGATTTAAGAACAGCAACTCCGCCGGATGCATTGTCCATCATGACACTGGACATCTGCTCAGCGGCACCGTTATATGTCTCAATTACTTCCTGCCCTGATGCGAGCGCTTCACTTAATGGAACAATTGAACCATCTGCAAGGAGCGCAGTCTGTTGTGAGGCCCCATCTATAGAAGTTGACAGCTTATTGAAATCCTCATCAGTAGCGTTAACGATTGCGAGAAGTCCAGACATTCCTGTCTTACCTGCAAGCATTGCCGCAACTTCTGCCTTTAATGCACCCTCAGCACCAAAAAGCTGATTGGTTAATTCGTCAACACCATTGTTATATTCTTTTTCACTAATAGAGCCCTCTTCATAGGCCGCTGTCAGAGAATTAAATGCTTCGTTGTAATCCTCTTCTGACATCTTAAGATCACCAAAGCCCTCACGGAGCTGTACCATTATCTCCTTAAGACTGAGCATATGACCCTTGCCATCATCCAAGGAAATACCCAACTTTTTCATTGCAGATGCCATGTTGTCCGTAGGATGAGCCATATTAGTGAACAGGGTTCTTAATGCAGTACCTCCCTGAGATGCTTTGATTCCACTGTTTGCCATAAGTCCCAAAGCTGTAGCGGTATCCTCGATACTGAATCCAAGAGAACCGGCAACAGGTGCGCAATACTCAAAGGACTCGCCAAGCATTGACACATTTGTGTTAGCGTTGGCGGAAGCGGCTGCAAGTACATCAGCGAAGTGTGAGGAATCCTCCGCAGCCATTCCAAAGGCTGTTAAACCATCCGTCACAATATCGGAAGTAGTTCCAAGTTCTTCACCAGAAGCGGCGGCAAGGCTCATGATTCCAGATATACCGCTAAGCATATCCTCTGTTTTCCATCCTGCCATTGCCATGTACTCCATAGCTTCGGCTGACTCAGAAGCACTGAATTTCGTTTTGTCACCCATCTCAATGGCTTTATCTCTCAGAGCATCAAAGTCATTACCTGTTGCCCCGGATATAGCTGCGACTTTACTCATCTCAGCATCAAAGTCCATTGTGGTCTTTATGCAGGCTGTCAGTCCTCCAACGATTGGCGCTGTGACCCTCGTTGTCATGGTCTGCCCTGCCTGCTTCATTCCAGCACTTACAGACTTAAGGCTGTTACCAAAAGACTGCATATTAGTGCCTATTGTCTGTAACGTGTTTGGAACCTGGCTTAATGTTGTTTTTAACTGATTTAATTCTGTCTCCGCGTTATTTACAGCCTGTTGCCACTTCTGTGTCTGTGTGGCATTCTCGCCAAACTTAGTCTTGGACTGTTCGAGCATATTATTGAGCTCTTTAACGCGAGACTCCTGAGTCTTTATCTGTTCATTAAGAAGTTTTCTCTTCTCATTATTCTCTTTAACGGACTTGCCCTCGCTAGTAAATGAGGACTCAAGTTTTTTCATCTCACTGGATAATGTCTTGGCCTGTGTGATGATATCATTTATCTGTTTCCTATATTGGGCTTCACCTTCAATACCAATCTTAGGTCCTATATTTACAGCCATCTAATCACCTCAATGCTATAGCTTCGTCAAACGTCCATTTTCTTTTCTTTTCCACAAGTCGGGCACTTCCTTCATGTACAGCAAAACAGGAGATAAGATCCCGGAACTCTCCGTAACGGGTAATCATTATCTCCTGTCTCGTCATGTTCATCATGTGCCCGTAAAACAACAGCCAAGGCTCATTTAACTCGATTTTTTGGCTGCTGTTCCCGTTTTTTTTCCTTTGCTTTTTACAGGTGCGGTGTGAACGTGGCGCTCATTACCTTCCCTATAAGCTTCAAATGCTTCGTTCTGGAGTTCCAGATATTCCGCATTAGATATAAGCATCAGCTCATCCTCTGACAGCTCTCTGACATCATAATCAGGCTCTACTGCTTTTTTGGCAGCTATGTAGCCCCTGTTAAGTGCTATCATGAATTTGTTTGTATTACTGATATCTGTTTCGTAAGTCTCTTCTCCGAACAGTTTCTCGATATTCTCAAGCCTTCCATCCGGGCATAACTTGGCAATCTCAATAGATGCCAATATGTTGTACATGAATTTTACTTCTCTGCCATTTAGTTCCATATAACTATGCTCCCCTCTTAGATATTAGATGCCTAATTTATCCTGCAATGCTGCTTCTGCAAGTGCCTCAGTAGCATACTCAGTTCCAACAAGCTTCCAGTTCTGATCTGCTGTGTCATCTCTGTGGATAACAGCTGTGAGAGACTGTGTCTGCCAGTCGATCTCATCCTCCTGTGTAGCTGCCTCAGTGCCGATAACGTTGAACATTACCTTAGGCAGTACAAAAGGAACGTATTTAACAACACCATCATTCTGGTAGCGAACTATAAATCCAAGTCCAACATAAGGAACTGTCTGATTAGCACCATATGCTGTCCATCCATCTGTATCCGCATCAGGAAGCCCCATAATGAGCTTCTCAGCAGCAGTCAGAAGTCCGTCAACTGTAAGTTCTACGGTTCCACCTGTGAACTGTCCGCTTGCGCTCTCAGCTATCACATTGTTAGCGTAGAAATTATTATCCTCTGAGCTCTCAGGGCTGATATTAACATCAACACCTCTTGCCAGCTCCATACCATCAGAATAAGTAACTGTGGTACCAGTATTAGAGTAAAGTGCCACATAAGGCTTTGAGAAGCCTGTGCAAACTCTTCCACTTGCCATTTTTTTGTCCTCCTTTTTATCAGTGAACTACTTTTTGTATTTCTGTTTCAATCACACGTTGCATTGTCATTTCACAAGCCCCCTTGGATGATGATGTGGCTTTATCCATGAATGGGTTCTTGCGCCTGTAGGAGCTTCCACTGTTTATTGACCTTGCAATCATGCTGTTGGGTTGCCCGTTGGGATATTTGTCCGTTTTCTGGCCGTTATAGCCATCAAAGCCCAGCTTTACGTTGCGATAATATCCATCTGTCTGAGCATGGGATATACCAAAGCCCTCAATCAGTCCTGCCTTTTGCACGGATGTGATTCCGTTTGAGTCGTACTGATTACTAACCGGGAGCGCTTTAATAGCTGCGGCACAAGCCTTTGCAACTACTCCGGCACCCTCATAGATGGCTTTACCGATTGCCTGATCCGAAGATCCCTGCAAGCGTTCAAGCTGTCTCAGATATTCGTCTAAGCCTTCAAATTTCCAACTAGCCATATCATCTCACCCAGAACTCCCATTCATGATGAATGAAAGTTGTTTCCTCTTCATACTGTACGGAATTGATGCGCCAAGAGACACCTTCCAAGCTGTTAAGCCCTTCCTGTATATCATCAACAGTGCTATCAAACTCCGTCTTAGTGAAGTAGTCTATAGTTCCATGTATGCCCTGCTCTTGCTTTAAATTGTCACCATTAAGGGAAGTAGCTTCCTCATCTTCAGCCCATACAATATAGGCTTTAACTCCTTTTGGAGCGCTCCTCCAATAGTGATAAGCATTATTGGTAATCCCTGCAAGCATCCTGCCAATCGGCTCAAGTTTAGTCTGTATCGAGGTCATAATATTCCTCCATTCTTGAGAGTGTTAAATCAATCGCACCCTCTTCCACTATCTCTTGGATAGCTGACACCATGAACTGGTTATCAGTCTGCTCATTTGGAAATACCACATAGAGCTGTTCGTCATAGCTTGGAACTTCTGTATTAAAGCATCTGACAAGAAGCGTGATAGACTGATTGGCACCCAGCGCCGCATACATTCTGTTGTATCCCACAGTGCGCTTGCGGTAGTAGGCTGTGGCTACTGTGACAAGCTTCTCCTGTGGCATGAATCCTGGAGCGGAAACATTATCCACTTTGCAGATATTTAAAATGCCCTCTCTATCCATCATCAGCCCTCTTGGTATGTGGTGTACTGTGAAGCCATCAGGAGCGTTTTCTTTTGCTCGTCATAGGAAGTCTTAAAGCGCTCAGCAAGGTCCATGCTTCCATGAAGAAGGTTATGCTGATAAGCGCAGTAAGTAGTAACTGCCTTAACGATAAGGGAATCCGTATCTTCCAGATTGGATATATCCGTTGTATATTCCATATCTGCAAGCGCCACAGCTATATTCCCGGTTATTTCCGCATCAAACACTGTGGAAGTTATTCCAAGCGCTGCCTTGATTGTCTCCAACATAGTCACACCTCATTACTTCTTTTTCTTTGTTTCTTTTTCGACAGCCTTTTTCTCTTCTGCTTTCTTAGCGAAGCCAAGAGAGAGAAGCCTGTTAGCCTCCCCCTCTGATACTTCCACTATTGAGTCCTTAGAAAACAAGATGCGGCTGTCTACCAACATCTGTATTTTCATAAAATTATGCTCCTGTCTTTGTGATGACTGCGAATCTTCCGCAAGCAGTTACACCATGGCCCATAGGAAGGCGGCCAACAACCTTGATGAGGTCCTTCTCAGCAAGTGAGAGGTCATCAACCTTGATTCTAGGCTCATAACCATCTGTGAAGTTTACAGACTCACCCTGAAGATCTCCAACAATTGCAACATTGTTGGTTGCACCAGATGCAGGTGTAGCTGTAACGACATCAAGAGAGTTGTTGAAAAGCACTTCCATGCCGTCAAAAGGATCTATTGCATAGCCTGCGCTAAGAACAAGTCCCTTGTAATATGCATAGGACTGCTTGTGCATGATGATAACAGGGTTCTGTGCCTCATCAGAGAGTGCTGCAACAGCATTGATGAAGTCAGCAGCGCCGGTTGTCTCAACATGAGCAACAGAGCAAGCTGTCTTTGTAGCTGTGGTGGGTGCGCTTGTGATATCAGCAATAACTGTATCAGTTGCGAGCTTGATGATTCTGTACTCGATCTCATCCATGATGTAGTCAAGGAATGCCTGACCCTTCATGTCAAATGCCTCATCAGAAATGGTGATCCACTTCTTAAGAGTCTGAGGAACGAGTGAAACGATACCAAGGTCGAGTGTTTCCTCTGTAGGAGCAGCAGCGCCCTCAGCGTGAACAGCTGCACCTGTAGCAGACAGCTCAAAGCCAACC